TAAAATATAAATAAAGGAATAAAATTATGAATCGTTTTGGTTATGCATGTATTAATATGCACCTTAGAGAAAAAGGTATATTTAATTCACGTACTATGAGAAAAGCTACTTTTTTATCAAAAGGTCTTCCATATGCATCCGAGCTAATTCTTAAGAATGTAAAAGACTTACTTCCAATATTTCACTGGAACTATAAACATAACGTAAAAGTATTTAGAATGTCTTCGGAAATTACACCTTGGGCATCTGAATATGAACTACACGAATTACCTGACTACGAAGAAATTTGCCATTATTTAGAAATTGCTGGCAAATATACAAAAGCTATAGGACAAAGAGTTTCATTTCACCCGGGTCAATTTAATTGTCTAGCATCAGAAAAAGATTATGTTGTTGACAATTGTATTAAAGATCTAGAAATACATGGTAAGTTATTTGACCTTATGGGACTAGATCAAAATCATTGGTCAAAAATTAATATTCATCTTGGTTCTACTTGCGGTGGAAACTTACAATTAGCAGCTGATAATTTTAACAACAACTTTAAACGTCTTTCCCCTTCAGTTCAGTCTAGGTTAACAGTAGAAAACGATGATAAAGCTGCTATGTTCAGCTCAAAGTTTTTATACGAAAATATATATAAAAAGTCAGCCGTGCCTATTGTCTTTGACTCTCATCACTTTGAGTTAGGACCACAAGATGTTCCTTATGACGAGTCTTTCGATATGGCATATGATTCATGGCCTTCTAGTATAAGACCAACTTGCCATCATTCTAATGGAAAAAAAGAATATGAAGACAATACTATTAGGTCAAAAGCTGCACACTCAAATTATTATTATAAACCTTTTAACAGTTGTGGAAAGTCAGTAGACATTGTTCTTGAAGCTAAGTGCAAAGAAAAAGCATTAATGAAATACAAAAAAGACTTTTTAACTAACGCATAAATCTTTTGTATAAATAATAAAAAAAAATGTTACAATAGATATTGACAAGGATTCATATGATAAAAAAATTAATAAGTAAAGAAGAAGTTTTAAGTTTTGATGATGTTATCCTAGTTCCAGGATATTCTGAGCTTAAGTCAAGAAAACAAATTAACACTTCAGTAAGTACGCTATATAATAATAAAAAGTTAGATTTCAAAATTCCTATAATTAGTTCTCCAATGTCAACTGTAACAGAAGCACATATGTCAAATGCAATGATTAGTCATGGTGGACTTGGTATTATTCATAGGTATAACACGATAGAATTTCAGACTAAACTTTTAGGTTACGTTAATCACAGAGACTATAGAGCAGCAGCTATTGGTGTTGCTGGCGATTACAAAGAAAGACTTTCTTCGTTAGTTGAAAATGATTTAAATGTAGTTTGTATTGATGTTGCGCATGGTGATCATATATTAATGGAAGAAGCTATTGAATATGTTAGAAGCAACTATCCACAGTTATTTATTATTGCTGGTAACGTTGCAACAGGAGAAGGATATAAAAGACTTGCGTTAGCTGGAGCACATGCTGTAAGGACTTCTATAGGTAGCGGATCAATATGTACTACCAGAATTCAAACAGGTCACGGAATGCCAACATTCCAAGCAATTTTAGACTGTAATGCAGCAAGACTTGAATACTACAAAAGCGGAGATGATTATCCTATGCCTTATATTATCGCTGATGGTGGTATTAAAAACAGCGGTGACATTGTCAAGTCTTTAGCAGCAGGAGCAGATTTTGTTATGCTTGGTTCTATGCTTAGCGGAACAAGAGAAACACCAGGAAAAGTAACAATTCAGGATGGCAAAAAAATGAAGAGATATAATGGTATGGCTTCAAAAGTTGCACAGAAAAACTGGAAAGGAAGTTACAACTCTATTGAAGGAGTTTCTTCTTACGTCCCTTATAAAGGCACAACATCAAAAGTTATTAATGAAATTATGTCTAACGTAAGAAGTGGCATGTCTTATAGTGGAGCTGCTACTTTAGATGAATTAAGAAGATTTTCTGTGTTCAGAAGACAAACTAACTCTTCAAACATTGAAGGTAATGCACACATTTTTAATAGGAATAAATAATGCCAACAAAATTAGTTTTAGGCCTCCAACACGGAGATGAAGGTAAAGGTAGAGTTGTAGATGATATCGCTGAATATTGGGCTGATGTTGTTGTAAGATTTCAGGGAGGAGGTAACGCAGGACATACAGTTTATGACAGAGAAGGAAACAAATATGTAACTCATATATTGCCTGTAGGAATTGTTATAAAACAATCTAATAATCATGTATCTAGAAGAAATATGACTAACATTATATCTAGAGGTTGCGTGTTAAATGTAATTGATTTGTATGAAGAAATCAATTCTTTTAAACAAAAAGAAATAACTCCAAACGATTTACAAATATCAGGCTATTGTCCTTTAATAGAACCTACTCATATACTTTTGGATCGATTAAAGTATCAAGGTAAACTAGGGACAACTGCAAGAGGAATAGGTCCTGCATACTCAGACTTCTATGCTAGAGACTCTATTTTGTTTAAAGATTTAGTTTGTAATCCTGAAGAAGCTTTATACAAAATTCAAGAAAAGTTTTTTAATTTTCAAACAGAAATAGCTCAATCTAATGTTGATGGTGAAGTAATTAACGAAAACTTTGACTATTTTAATAATTGGACAAAAAACTATAGAGAAATTGTAGATTGTGTTTCTAAATTTTTAATGGAAGACGAAAGCATAATCATAGACCTCTATAATGAAGGTAAAAATATTTTATTAGAAGGTGCACAAGGTTGTGGTCTGAATATATATTCAAACAACTATCCAGATGTAACATCTTCAGCACCTACAGTTGGTGGAGCTTTAAACTCTACTGGATTGAATCACAATCAAATTGATGAAGTAATTGGTGTAATCAAATCATATAAAACAAAAGTAGGAACAGGAATTTTTCCTAGCAGATGTGATGAGGAAAATGCCAATATACTTGCAAAAATTGGAAATGAATATGGAGCAACAACTGGACGTCCAAGAAAATGTGGTTGGCTTGATTTAGATGAAGTAAATCAAGCAATAAAAATGAACGGCGTAGATCATTTATGTTTAATAAAAACAGATGTATTTTGCAACATTGAAAATCCATTTATATATCATAACAGCGAGTTAAATGAGATATCTAAAGTTAATCACGTTTCTTTAGAAGATAAATCATTTGTAGAATTATTAGAAACCATAAAAACAAAAACAGGGATAAACAAGGTATCATTTACAACAGGACCTAAAAGAGGAGAAATAGTTTGGTCAGAGATGTAGGTGACTTAGTTTTTATAGAAAGTTGCAATAGTATATGGAGATTTAATAATACATCTTTAATTTACTTAGGATACGTTAGGGGTGATATTCCTTCCATTGCTGATGGAAGAAGCATATATTTCTTTCACGGAGAAGAAAGAAGAAGAATAGCAATTAGAGAAAAAGCCTTAGAAAGAATGAAAATAAAAAATGATACCACGATATAAAAATAAAAAGATAAGTGAAATATGGTCAACTGACAATAAGCTTAATGTATGGTTAGGTGTTGAATTAGCTCACTTATCTGCTTTAAATAGTAACATTGTAGATAAGACTATTAATCAAAGAGAATATGATACTATTGTTGACAACATAAAGATTGATAAAGATAGATGGAAAGAGATTGAAGCAGAGACAAAACACGACTTCCAGGCTTTTGTTCAGATGCTTGAAGAGTCTATTCCAGATAATAGCGGAAGATGGATTCACTATGGCTTGACTTCTTCAGATGTCTTAGATACTTCTTTAACAATAATGTGCAGATACTCTCTTAAAGAAATAGCTAGCCATTGTGCTTCTTGTATTTACTATATTAGACAACTAATAAATAGAGTTGACTCTGATGAGAGTATTTTAGCAAGAACTCATGGTAAAGCAGCAGAAATTCAAACTTACAAGAATGTTTTTTCTAGATGGAGAGACCAATTACGAAGAGCATATGATGAAGTTACAAAAGCACAAAAGACTGTCAATAAAGGAAAGCTGTCAGGCCCAAGCGGAAATTACTCTACAAATTCAATATTAAATGAAAATGTAGCTCTAAATGTTTTAGGACTAAGGTCAACAAATTCTTCGCAAATTATTCCTAGGGATGTTTATTTAGATTATTTTTATTCAATATTGAAAGTAATGCTCGCAGTTGAAAAAATTGCTTATGACATAAGAATGTATAGTTTAGATGGAATTAATGAAATGTCTGAGTATTTTTCTCACGGTCAAAAAGGCTCCAGCGCAATGCCTCACAAGAAAAATCCAGTTGGTTCAGAAAATCTTTGTGGTATGGCTAGACTTTATAAGTCTTACTTTCAAGTTGCAATAGATAATTGTTTTACTTTGTTTGAAAGAGACTTGAGTAACTCAGGCCCAGAAAGAATTATATTTAAAGACTCAGCACATGTTGCATGCTACTCGTTAGAAAGATTGTCTAATATAATTAAAAATCTAGTAATAGAAAATAAAAATGCATCGATGAATATTCAAAGATATAGTGATAGAATAAATTCTCAAATAATTATGAATAGTCTAATAAAAGAAGGTAAAACAAGAAAAGAAGCACATGACTTAGCACAAACAAAAACTACTTAATATTTAATTTAATTAACAAAGGAAGTTATAATGAAAGAAAGAAATTTAATAAGAGAGTTTTTGGAAACTATGCATGCTAGTCCTGAACTTGGACGTTCTCATGAAAAAGAAGAAGACTATAGTCTAGACTCTGTAAGGCCTCAAAAGCATTCACATCACTCTATAGACCCAGACAAAGATGGAATTGTAAAGCAAGAAGATTTACACATGCATTTCGATAGAGACGGTGATGGAGTAGTAACTACAGATGATTATCGAGATCATATAGAGTTTCACTGTCAGTATCCTGAGACTCTTGATCATTATAATAAGCTAAAGACAAAATCATATGAATCTGTTCCTTGTAGAACTTCATATGATTCATGTTCTCAACATTTAATGGGAAATGCAGACGAAATAGATGTATATCTTGCACCATTAATGGACGCTACAGGATCAACTTGTAGAACATCTTCTGTTCAAGGTTTACTTGACGTACTTCAATCTTTAATAAATTGTGGAATGCTCAAATAAATTAATTGTAAATTATTCTTTATTAATATATAATTCATAAAATAAAAGGAGCATATATGATAAAGTTAGGTGATAAAGTATACCACTGGCAAGAAATGAACAAAGTTGGTGAAGTAATAGAAATATTAAAAGATAAGAATAATCAAATGACTGTAGGTGGAACTACAGACGTTAGAGTCTATTATAAAGTAAAATACATTAACGAACAAATAGTAATACATAGATCAGGTGATATTCACAAATATTATGACTAATATTATAATTAACTTATTAAAAGAAATATTAATTGTCTTTGCTCTGCAAGATGAATTTTGCATGGAAACTTATAAAAAACTGTCAGGGGTAGAAGCTTCTATAGAAAATCGAGCTGTTTGTTCTGCTGTTATCAATGAAGCTTTAAGATATGAAGTAAAGCCCATAAGAGCGCTTAGCGTAACTTGGGCTGAGAGTAGAATGACAAGCCAGCTCAAGCCTACAAAGTCTAATTGTATTGGGCCTTTACAAATTAAAATAAAGTATTGGTGTAAAAACAAAAACTTAAATAGCTGCGAACCTATAGGAGATGGTGTTAAAGCTCTGAAATATTATATTAAAAGGTTTAAACCTATAAGAAAAGCATATTGTTTTTATAACGATGCTAGAAAGCCAGAGTGCAAAAAAGACTACATGTCAGGTTATGTTAAGAAAATAGTATCAACTTATGGAAAGATAAAAAAAGTAGCTAGAAAAAATAAGTTTAAGCATCTAGAAATTTTTTGACGTGCAATTTATATTATAATTTTATATAATATATTGTGGAGGCCGCAATGGATATAAATTATGAGGAACAATACTATTTTTTAAAATGCTACTTAGAGGATAACTATGATGTAATGATTAGGCAAGAAGCTTACGCAACAGACGCCTGGTACCCTTTGTTAGGTTTGATAACAGTCAATTCTAATCTTAAGTTTAAAGAAAGATTCTTCACTTTAGTTCATGAAGCTGGTCATGCTATCATTGATACAGACGTTAGAAATAGAAATGCAATTTGTTTTAATAAGAATTCTCCTGAATCGATTAGATCAAAAAGGTCTTATGTTCATACTCTTAATGAAGAGATACTGGCTTGGAATTATGGTAAACAATTAATAAGTGATTTGAGACTTGCGTATGATATAGAAAAGTTTGAAAACTATATGACAGATTGCATTATGTCATACGTAAAATCAGGACTTGATTCTATATACGGTAAGAATATAAATATTGACTCTATAAATACAAAATACGTGTAAAATTGATAACAATTAATTATACTTATTAGTAAGGAGAATAACAATGTCATATTCTAAAAAAGACTTGCTTAAAGTAAAACAACAATTAGCAAAAAACAATCCAGGCGCATTAAAAAATCTTTCTAGAAAATCAGTAACAATTAACAAAGCTAAAAGAAGTTCTGACTATAAAAGAAAGAAAAGCGTAGTTCAATGGAATTTTGATGTTAACGACTTGGTTTTTTTAAAAGAAAATACAAACATGTCAGGTTGTGTTGGGCTTATAGTTTCTGACTACATGTATCATACTAGTAGAGTAGAAAAAAATAATTTTTTTGTACTAGTAAGCAATAGAGTGATTCAGTTAGATGGAAGATATTTAAACAAGGTTTGACTATAACGTGCAACTAAGTTTAATATAATATTATAATTTTTATATACAAGGTAACAAAATAAGGAAAATTTTAAATGAAGCTCAACATTAAAAGAGACGAAATTGTTTTTGGTACTAATATTCTTGATGTCAGAATTCCACACCAGCTAAGAGAAAGACATGAGTGTGGTATTCCTTATTTAGATACTGCGTTTGGTGGTCAAGGATTTACACCTTCTACTATTTCTTTGTTTACTGGAGAGCCTGGCGCTGGTAAGACTACACTTATGTTAACTCTTGCAGACGCTTTGACTTCTCAAGGACATATTTGCTTATTTAATACAGCTGAAGAAAGCTTGTATCAAGTTAAGTTAACTTGCGAAAGACTAGATCTTCATAATGGTTTTGTTGCTGGACAAGAATCATATGTTCCTAGACTTCTTAAGAATTGTGATATGCTAAGAAGAAGAGCTAAAAATAAACATTTCTTTTTAATTGTTGACTCACTTCAAACACTAAATGATGGAAAATACGGCGAAGAGCATACAAATAGCCAGTCTGCTGTTAGAGCTCTTCAAATGTTAACTGATTATGCTAAAGAGCATTATGTTAATGTTATCTGTATCGGTCAAGTTAATAAAAGCGGATCAATGGCTGGTTCTCAAAAGTTAAAACATATGGTTGATGCAATGCTTCACTTATCAATTGAAAAGAAAGATGAAGACTTCAAGGGTTTAAGAGTTTTAGAAACTGTAAAGAATCGATTCGGCGGCGCCGGATGGACTTTCTTTCTAGATCTAAAAAAGGAAGGCTTTAGCGAAGTAGCAAGGGTAGGTGTTAAGTAAATGATAGGAGCTTTGTTAGCTTATGTTGGAGGAGCAGTAATAGCTTTCTTTCAGCATAACTTACAGTTTATTAATCCTTATTATAAAGACAAAGTTGTTTTTCTTATTCTTACACTTAGTCTTCCTATATCTTATTTATATTACTATTCATGGACATATTTTGCAACAAACACAGGATCAGTATGGTCAGCAAGATTTATTTTCTTTGGCTTATCCTATCTTGTTTATCCAGTTTTAGCATATGTTTTTATGAATGAGTCTCCGTTCTCTTTTAAAACAGCACTTTGCACTGCATTAAGCTTATTGATTATTGTTATACAATATAAGTTATAATATAGTGCGTGCAATTAAATTTAAATATTATTATAATTAATCATAATTCAACACCTTGATTTAAGGAAAAATTAAATTGAACATTAAAAACTTTATTGAAACAGCAACAAATCTCCCACCACACATTGCAGTTCTCATGCGTGCTTCAACTGGTGTAGGAAAATCTGCAATTGTAAGCCAGATTGCTGAAGATAACAATATGCCTCTTATTGATGTTCGAGCATCAATTATGTCTGAAGGTGATGTTGCCGGATATCCTGATATCGAAGGCATGAAGGAGAAAGGTGTCATGACTTTTTGCATGCCTTCATGGTTTGTTAGGGCATGTAACGAGCCAGTAGTATTATTTCTTGATGAATTAAATCGAGGTTTGCCTGCAGTTCAACAATCTTTCTTCCAAATAGTATTGGATAGGCAGTTAGGAAACGATGAAAACGGCAACCCTTATGATGTTCATCCTGGAACACGTATTTTTGCCGCAATTAATCATGGCAACGAATATGATGTAAATGAAATGGATCCTGCTTTATTGCGAAGATTTTGGGCAATAGACTTAGAACCTAAGACATCTGACTGGTTAGCATGGGCTAAAAGCAAAAATATTGACAAGCTAATTATTGAATTTGTTAAGACTAGAACAGCACATCTTTACACAAATATTTCTAAAGTAAAGCCAGGTCATGTTTTTCCTACACCAGCATCATGGGCAAGACTAGATGAAACTTTAAAATACAGAAATTTAGACTTGCTACGAGATAGAAATAATATTAGTTTATATAATATTGCAGTTGGTTTCTTAGGCCTTGAAGCTTCTGTAGAGTTTACAGACTTTGTAAAGAAATATGAACTAGTAATTACTCCCGAAGAGTTGTTGGCTAGTTACAATAAGTGCAAAGATAAGTTATCTTTAATGTCTAATGATAGAATTAACTCTCTTATTGAAAGATTAGGGGAACATTCAAAAGAAAATGACTGGACAGTTTCTCAAGCACGAAATGCTGCAAAGCTTGGTAAATCTATTTCTGAAGAAATGATGATTCATTTTTGGTCTGTAGTAACTCAAGGTAAAAATATTAAGTCAATTCAAAACTTTCATAAAGAAGTTGGACAATATGTTGTAGAAATTGTTAATAATAATAGAGATCTTCTAAACAAATAAAGGTTTATTATGTCTAATAAAACAAATAATAATATTTACAAGACAAGACAAGCTTCTGAGTCTCAAATAAAAAACTTTAGTCTCACTAAGAGTTTAGTAGACTTTTTATGGTCAGAGCCTTTTTACAGTAGGATTCTTAGATCACTAAGTAAAGTAGAAACAACTAACATACCTACAGCTGGAGTAGCAACAGTTAATGATGAAATTACTTTATGGTGGAATAGAAAATTCTTAGCAGGCTTAACAAACAAGCAAGTTAAAGGTCTTTTAAAACACGAATGCTTGCATTTAGTCTTTGGTCATACAACAGAAAGACGTAAAGAACCTCATCTTATTTGGAATTATGCAACTGACTTAGCTATTAATTCAACTATACCTGAAGATGAGTTGCCAGAAGGTGGCTTGATTCCGGGAAAACAAGTGTTAATAGATGAAGATCAAAAAGCAAACATGTCAGATGAAGAAATTAAAACATATGAAAGTATATCAAATTTAATTGCTTCTCTTCCTAGAAATAAAACTTCTGAGTATTATTTTGAAAAGCTAAGCCAGAATGAAGAAATGCAAAAAATGGCTAAGTGTGAAGGAGGTGGTGGAGGCGGATTGCCTGGATTTGGGTTTGATGACCACGAAGGCTGGGACTCTTTATCTGATGAAGAAAGAGAGCTAATCTCTGCAAAGATAAAAGAGCTAGTAAAAGACGCTGCAGGAGAAGCTAATTCTAGAAACTGGGGATCTGTATCTTCTAACATGAGATCAGAAATTATGAAGATGATTTCTAATGAAATTAATTGGGAGTCTCTTCTTAAAAGATTTTGTGGATTTACAAAAAGAGATGAAAGAAGATCATCGATTAGAAAGCTAAATAGAAAATACCCGGGTATTCATCCAGGCAGCAAGAAAATATATAAGCCTTCTATAGCAATTTATATTGATGAAAGTGGCTCTGTAAGAGATTCTGAGCTGGAAAAATTCTTTGCTGAGCTAGATAATTTATCTAATAAAACGGATTTCTATCTTTATAAATTTGATCATGGTGTAGATGAAAAATCTAGCTTTCTATGGAAAAAAAGAAGTAGACCTAATATTCAAAGAACACTAACAGGAGGTACATGCTTTAGTAAAGTAACAGAACATGCTTTGAAAAATAAGAAAAAGTTCGATGCTTATATCGTTCTTACAGACGGAGGAGCGCCAAAGCCTCCAGTTTCTCCAGGATTGAAAAGATGTTGGGTGCTAGCAACAAACTGTAATCTTGCTTTTGATGCAGATGACTCTGATATTGTAATTAATATGAAATAGATTTGTAAAATAAGGAAAAACATTGTATACTTTTAATAATGAAATATTTAAAATCGATAAGGCAAGAAATGAATTTAAGCTTTATCATAACGCAAAAAATAAGTGGTCTTCTGGTTGGACATTTATTGGAACATTCAAGACAGAAGAAAAAGCAAAAACAGCTGCAAGATTATATACAAGCTAAAGGAAAATTTAAATGAAGAAAGTTTACAGATACAGCATTACTTTAAACAAGAATGGTCTTAATGATTATGAAAAGAATTTTGTCAACTATGTGTTTGAGTCATCATCACCAAAGGACGCTTTAAGAAGAGTTGATAGTGTGTATGAAAGACATGAGAACATAGGAAAAAGAATTCCTTATAATGCAAAGTTATTCTTAGAAGCTTTAGCAACTTCAGCTGAAGCTGACATTCATAATGTATGATATACTTAGATGTTTTATTGCTAGTAAATTTAATCCTTATTGCAATATACAATATATCACTATATAAAGATATAAGAATCAATTACGGCGAAGCAATCAACATTTCAGTTTTGCTTGTAGTTGTAAGTATTATTTTTTTTATTGAAATCGTATTTTTAATCATACTATTTCAATTAATTTATTCATTGACCGGAAACATTTAATGATTAAAGAGATTAACGATTTTATTAGTCAGATGAATATGTCTAATTCGTCTAATGAAAAAATAAAGATAATGTCTAGTTCTTCTAGAAATATTAGAAAAGTTTTGTATTATACATACAATCCTTTTATGCAATATAATGTAACTTCTAAACTTGTCAAAAAAAGAAAAGACTTAACTAGAGTTTATACAAAATTTGTTTCTATTTTTGATCTGTTTGATTCTTTAAATCAAAGATTAATTACCGGTCATAGAGCTATAGAAGAAGTAAACGGGTTTATTTATTGTAATCCTGATTATGCTGATGTTATTTATTTAATGTTGGATAGAAATCTTAAATTAAGAATTTCAGTTAAAACTATAAATAAAGCAATTCCGAGTCTAATTCCAGTATTTAATGTCGCGTTAGCTAATAAATATGATGATAAGACAAAAAAGAAAGTAGACTTTGAGAAAGATGTTTGGTATGTATCAAGAAAACTCGATGGTGTTCGCTGCCTTATTGTGGTTGACGAAAAAGGAAAAGCAAGATGTTACTCAAGAGCAGGAAAACAATTTCATACGTTATCCTTGGTAGAAAAAGATATTGAAAGTCTTGGAGTAAAAAATGTAGTTTTTGATGGAGAAATGTGCATTGTTGACAATCAAGGTGATGAAGACTTTCAAAGTATAATGAAAGAGATAAATAGAAAAGATCACACAATTGAAAATGGTCTATTTCAGACATTTGATTATATTACTTACGAAGATTTTTCCAGAGGTTGGGGAAATAAGAAAACATTTTCTGAAAGAGTTGTTACTCTTCAAACTTTACTTTTAAATAAAAGTTTAAATCATATTAGTTTTTTAGAACAAACACCTATAACAAATTTTCACGAATTAACTGCTTTATCATCAACAGCAGCATCAAAAGGTTGGGAAGGTCTTATGCTTAGAAAAAATGATTTCTATAAAGGCAAAAGATCAAATGATATTTTAAAAGTAAAGACGTTTTTTGACGAAGAGTACACTGTAACAGATATTGAAACTGGTCCTTTTAGATATATCAAAGAAGGTAAAGAAGTAGAAGAAGAAATGCTCTCTTCAGTATCTATAATTCATAAAAACAATAAAGTTAGTGTAGGTAGCGGATTTTCAATAGATCAAAGAAAACATTATTATAAAAATCCTGATATGATAATAGGAAAAGAAATCACAGTTCAGTATTTTGAAGAATCTCAAAATCAGTTAGGAGAATATTCTCTTAGATTTCCTGTTTTAAAGATTGTTCATGGAGAAAAAAGAGATACGTAATATGACTCCTAAATTTAAAAAAGGAATGCTTTGCTTGTATAATCCTACAGACTATCTTGGTAAATATTATATTGATGTTCCTGTACTAACTTTATGTATAAATAAAAATTATCCAACATGGTTATGTTTATTTCCAGATGGAGTTACTGGAGGATGTCACCCTCAACACTTGAAAGATATTACTATAAAAAATGTATAGCAATATAAAATCTGGCGACTTAGCTCTTTATCATAGAGAAGAAAAGAAAGAATATTTAAATGTAAATGCATGGTGTATTATTATAAACCATGTACATTCAGACTATGATCATTATCATGAAGGTATCGGTGTTTCTTACTGGAATTGTTTGTTTAATGGTAAATTAGAAACTATTTGTGACTTATGGCTAAAAAAAGTAAATTTAAACTAGGACAACTTTGTAAATTTAGAAATAGCTATGTCTTAATAGTTGAGATGTATAGAAAAGATTCTAGTAAAGGTGAAGCTTGTTATCTTTTGTTTCCGAAAGGATTTGTAGGTACAGTTTCAGTAAAGTCTTTAGAAGTTATTTAGTGTAGGAGAATTAGTAATATTACTATAAAAAACAAATCTAAAGTAGGAAATCTTTATAAATTTAGAGACAGATATGTCTTAGTACTTAAGCAGCACGTATATTCAGGGACACTCGCAGTAGTTCCTTCTTATTATGTTTTGTTTCCTGAAGGCTTTATAGATACAGTCGCATCAGAATCTTTAAAAAATATTTAATTAAAAACAAACCAGAACAAGCTAGTTTTTATATTCCAAAATATATATTAATAAAGCAATATAGAAAAGTTTTTAAAGTGACACATTTACTAGATTATGTAAAAGAAGTAGAGTTTAAGATCTGTTTAGGCACATTATCCATGACATCATATTCAGAAAACAGTGTTTATGAAATAACAAATCTTACTGGTAATTTTACGCCAAGCATTTCTTCAGGAGTAATTACTTTAACTCCCGGACGTTATATGTTAGAAGCGTATCCTTACGTAAATCAAGCAACAACAACTGATGTAATTAAATTTATTTGGCAAGAAAATTCTAGTGGCAGCTATGTTGATGTTGGTATAGAAGGACAAGTTCAAGTTCTTGGTGATGCTATAGGTGAAAGAGATGTTGCTTTAGCAACTATAGATAAAAACTTAAACACAGACGTTAAATTAATCGTAAAGACTTTGACTAGTACAGGAACACCTACTTCTGAAGGTGGTTGTATTGTAATTTGGAAAGAAGCATAATGTCTTATACACCAACAAAACCATCAATGGGATATATTCAAGCAACAGCTATATCAACTTCTTCAATTGATGATATTGTTTTTGATATACATAATGATATGCAAACAACTGAAACAGGAGGTAAAACTGACTTAGCATCTAACTCTATTGTAATTATGTCACTTACAAGAGATAACGATGGATCAACAAGCAGATCATCTACTTATCAAGTAAATGCTACACAAACAGATTTTAAACAAAGAGGCAGAATTCCTTCAGAAGTAACTAATTATTTTCAAATAAGTGAATATTCAATGGATTATACAGACAATGTTGAACCTACAGAAACAACCACAGCAGGGACTGGTAATATATCATTTACAAATCATTCACATTGTAGAATATGGAGACTTAATACATGACTTACGTACCTATTGCAAAAAAAGGGAAAATGTCTGTTTATATAATGTATAATACATCAAATCAAGCTACAAGTTCTACAAGCTACATAGACTTTGGTTTAAATACAGGTCATAAAACTTTAGTTAATCAGTTTTCTGTTCAAGTAAATGTGGACAATACAAACAATAGAATTACTTTGCCAGCTGGAAAATTTTATTTAGATGCAAGGTTAATGGTAAAAAGAGCGTCAACAGACAATTGGGGAGCTGAGTATATTTGGTATACATGGGATGGTTCAAGTAGAACTTCAATAGGTTATGAAGGAAGAGAAGTTGGTTCTGTAGCAATAGGTGATCCTCACAAAAACGAGCATGCAAGAGCGTATATTGAAAGTGATGGAAGTACTATAGTAGGCTTGCAATTTAAATCAATACTAGGCAACGCTATAGAAGTAAGTGACACAGATTGGGATGACAATTCTGGTCAGTCTAGACTAATGATTTGGAAAATTGAGTAGTATTACTATAAAAATAAACAATGAAAAGAAATAAAATACATCAATTAATAAAAAAAGGCGATCTTGTTTCTTGTAGGCATAACACTAAAGATTATCTTATAGTTACAAACATATATAAAACATATCAAGTTAATAGAAATAATTCTAACAGAATAATAGAAAAAACAATTATAAATGTTTAAGGCCTAATTTATCAATTACAGCTTTAAACAGATCTGATATTGAAAAAGTTTAAACCCGATAAATATCGGGTTTTTTTGTATCTAAATAAAGTAACAGCCAGATTTGACGAAGCCTAGCGTTATTTATGCAAGCATTATTAGGTTATATAACTTAAGTGATAATTATTAATTAAAAGAGGTGATAATGTTAATTAAAGAAAGTAAATTACGACAAATAATAAGAAATATAATTTTAGAATCAAAATTTGATGGTCTTCCTTTAGGCGGCAAAAACTTAAGATCTATAACAGAAAGGGAAAAAAATATAATTCTTTTTGAGCTAGAAGAATTGTGTAGAGTAGTAGATACTTTTTCTGGAGCTAAAAGAGAAAAAGCTAAGAACGAAATACAAAGAAGAGTAGATATGTTAATGACACTCAAAGACAGTTCAGGCCAGAAAATGTCTTTTGAAGAAATAAGATTTTTAACTCTAAAGTCTCTAAATCCAAGTGCATACAGCGAGTTTAATGACTTCGAAGATTATGAGATAAACAAGCCTATGCCTTATGAAAGAGTTATTTATAATGATAAAGAAATCGATCATCTTATGATCGATAGAATATCACCTAATTCTCCCTATAGAGGTCAAGAAGATATTGCAATGCCTGATGAATATTATGACGAACAAGATAGTGTAAAAGATAGGAATCCTTTTTATATAGAAGATAGATTAGCTGGTCATAAAGTCGGCATGCCGGCAGATAACGATCCTTATTTAGAAGAACCTGAAGAATTTGACATCGATGATTCTAAGCACGGATATTCTAGTTGGTTTAAAAAGTTATATAAAAAATACGCAGGAGATGAAAAAGACAGCAAAGAGATTAGTTTTAAAAGAAAAAATAAAAAGTAGTATTTTATATTAAAATCTAATATAAAAGAAAGAGGTAAAATGAGATATATTTTAACTTTGTTTATATTTCTATGCAATTGTTCAGAAATAAATAATGATGAGTTTAAAAATGTTAACTTTAGAGACAAGTCTTATAAAGAGATAAAACATGCAGGTTCTTTTTGTAACACAAATTGTATATGGTCAAAGTACGCAGTAGAAAATAAAATTCAAGAAAAACAGCAAGACTGCATTGAAGGGCCATGTGCGTGTGTGGAGGAAGGAAATGCATATGAACTTTGTGAACAAGATTCAAATATAAACAATTCTATAAGTCAAGATAACGATATTAATTATAGCACAAGTGGAATAT